TACTAAAGTTCTCGTGGTTTTGTTTTTATCGTGTGCGGTGTCTAAAGTAAACAGCTCTGGATTCGCACCTGCGACAATCTCCAGCATTTTGGCACCTATGCTGATAGTGTCCTGACCCCATTTGATGTTTCTGTAGTTTTCGAACTTACGCTCCCAGCGGGCCAACTTCTGACGGTTAACCTGCCCCTTCGATCTTTCGATCAATAGCTGGGCGTGCGACTTCTTAAGACCTTTACCGTCCGACTCAACCTTGGACTCTACCTTCCAGCTTTCGAACTTAACCTGCTGGTTCAATGTGTTGCCTATTTTTTTAGCGAGGTATGTAAGTGTCTCTGCACGTTTAGACGTGTAGGCCGTCTGACAGTGCTCCAGCATATGGTTAAGAGTGATAACAGCAGACTGCTCAGCGCTCAACAGGCCGATCATGTAGACCCAGTTATCCATCTGCTGTCCGTTTGTTGTCCCTAGGACCATCGCGTCCACGTCCTCGAACGCCTTAGCAATTCCAGCGACAGTGTTAGGCATTGCCTTCTTAAGCAGACGCTGACCTCCAGTAGTATCGGCTAGGTCCTTACCTTCCATAGACTCTCGGTACTTCGCCACGCCTTCATCAATCTGGTGGTTTTCCCACATGATTTCCTTAATCATCATCTCGGTAGTAATAGTTTTCATAATGTCTGTCTCTCTATTAGTGAGTTGCTGTACTTGTTGGTCGGAGTATAGCGCCTAGAATTTAACCGTCAACCTTATTTAATAAAAAAAGTTAACACCTACCTCTAAGGGGTATACAGTAAACCTGTATTAGTTCTGTGTCTTTTTTGTGTCCGAATGTATCCCTTACCACGTCTGGGGTGGTAGTCAGTAACTTAATAATGTGTTGTATTTACTGGCTTACAGGGCAGCTCTACTATCGACCGTGTAACTGTTAATCATTGGGTCGCTGGTTCGAGCCCAGCAGGCGGAGCCATTTTGTCAGTAAATACGGGACCTGTAGAGGTCCCAGTATTAAGTCACTTAATAGCTACCTACGCACTGTGTCTGTTTTGTGTCCATTCCCTGATACATATAACCTGACAATCTTCGATTTTATCTACCGCATCACAGAACAATCCGTCCTGCTCCGCTTGGCATAACTGAAATAATGTTACGTTATCTGCGCCGAATTTTAAGAAGGCTCGGGTACCTAAGTTGATCACGTTGTCCATCTGCGTTCCCATTAAAGTCGTTAAAAGGCTCGTCTTAGTGGAGCTGATTCCATCGTCTTGAGGAGCTGATTCCTTTATAGCTCAGATTCTATCCTGATAATAATCTCTAGTGCAACACTTTTATAGTGAAACGGTGTAGTTATTTTCTGACTAGCGGGGTATTGCTTCTACTGAATCAGTGTAGTACCATCCGGCCAACTTCAGGAGAACACTATTAAAAGCACAGACAAAATAGCCAGAGTCGATATAGACATCCGTAAGCGGTTCGGTCAGCAGCTGAAGCTACAGCGGGAGTTTCTCGGTATGACACAGATGGACATGGCCCTAGCTACGGACCAGACCTACTTTACTTTTATCTCTGCTGTCGAGAATGGTAAGGCCAAACTACCGACGAAGGACATAGAGTTATGGGCGGAGGCTCTACAACTAGACAGCAGGCTGCTTGCTCAGGCATTCCTACAGGCTTATGATGTGGACCTCTATGGAGTACTGTTCAAGGAGGACGCACTTAATAACCTGAGACCTAATGTATGATTGAAGATATTTGGCAGCCTGAGTGGAACCATCTGGAAGAGTTTTGGATAATCATGCACGACAATGGCACTTGTATGAGAGCAAACCCCTACACCAGAGAGTGGTTCTTTATGAAGACAGGGATTGAGCTTGTCGGGTTTGAGTACACCCCAAACAAGACAGCCGAGTTCCTACAGATGGAGGACGGTGTTGAGGTCTACACTGGCCTGAGTTCGTTCACAGGCGCTCGAATTGAATACCGACTGGTTCGTCACGGTAACCTGTCAGTGGTCAATATAAAATTCGAAGAGGTCTTGATGGACGAAGAGTTACTACAGCGTAGGCTCGAGGAGGCCCGCGCAGCAGCCCCTAATAAAAAGATGTTCCCAGCTTTAGCTGAGGGCCTCTAGCACCTGAGCCCCTATGTCTGCGGTGGTCAGGTGGGCATACTTCTGAGTCATAATAGGGCTCGCATGTCCCAGCATTGTCTGCACCTGATAGAGGGTCAGGCCGCTCTTTATAAGCCGAGTAGCGTAGGTATCCCTGCAACTGTGTGCCGTGAATTTACCGAGCTTAGAAACGATCTGGGGGCTGTTCAGGCCTGCCCTGTCCGCCGCTTTTATTAGTGCCTTAGATGCTGGGGTCCTGTGGTCTCCGATACGTGTCTTGTGCGGGAAAACGTAGGCACTGATGGACCCAGCCTCACGCCTCTCTAGTATCTCCAGAAGGCGTTTAGTGATAGGCAGGAGTGTACGTTCGCCTGTCTTAGCTCTGTACGTTACGAAGCACTGTAGGCCGTTCTCGATGGTCCTGTCGGTCCACATAGTACTGACCGCTTCGTTGATACGCATGCCCGTGTCGAGCAGGAAGATCGTTAGGTCCTTAAGGTCCTGATCCTTCATGGCAGCGAGTAGCTTTTCCTCTTCACCCTCGCGTAGGTACCTGAACTTTTGTACAGACTTTAGCTTCTTAACTTTAAACTTTGGGGCCAGTACTTCCCAGACCTCCGCCCTGTTCCTCATAGTCGTCAGGGCTGTGGTTATGTGATTGATGGAGTTGTTGCCTAGGGTCTTAGCCTTGATCTTCTGTAGCCTGTCCACCTGTCTGCTGGTTATAGACTCAAAGGGGTCATCAGGGGACCATACAGTCCCGTCTAACAGGTGTAAACAGTTGAAGCGAGCATTGGCATAGGTTGCCTCCGCCTTTCCTCTCTGGTCCTCTAGGTACAGACCACAGGCATCCGACAGGCTTATGCTCCTACTGCGCCCGTAGTTTGTCTGATCGTTAACGGACTGCTGCCTGTGGGTTGCTATATGAACAGCCTCCCGCTTCAGCATGGTCTTAGAGCTAAATCTGTGTTTACCGTCTGGGGTGCTGATCTCTATCTGCCAGAAGTCAGAACCTGACCGCTTGTAGACTCTCAACTTATCAGGTCAGTCAGTGAGACCTTATCCCTACCCCATAACGCCTTATATGTGTGCGGGTCGTAGTACTGCATCAGCTTACGTACAAAAAGCTGAGCATCAACACCGAGGGCCTTAGCATAAGGCACATAGGAATCAGGCGGAACTCTAGCAGTGCCTGCCTCCATCTGAGCTATCATAGTGTAGTAGTTCATCTTCAGCTTTTCAGCCAGCTCTCGCTGGGTAAGACCTGCATGATTACGTAGGGCTTTTAAAAATATACCGCCGTCCTTTCTTAAGGCTATCGCCTCGGGTGTTCTCGCGCCTTGCTTGTTCATAATGTGTCTCCTATAGATATTGACTTTATAGTTATTATGTCGGTAGTCTGCGGATAGTTTCACATACAGTCACTGAAGTCAAGTAAAAAAAAACCCCACCGGATTAGGGTGGGGTGAGTGTTACAAGATGAATTTTAGAATAGTTGGTATTAAGTCCGCGTGATTAGCAGCCAGTTGTGTAACCTGTAAGCTGATCAGGACTTTAAGGTACTTACCATTATTAGCTAACATACCCTGCGTCTTTTTTGATATATCACGAAGCTGATATTGAACTTCCATTTTATCCTTAATAGCGTAGGAATTCTGGCGCTCGATCTTTTCCACTAGGTTCGAGTAGTAGTTACTCATTTAACACCTCCTTTGGTATGTTGTTATGGTTGGAGTGTGCTGGCGGTTTAAGGTGTCGCCAACACCAAGGCTGTCACTTACCAAAGGTCTTAATACTTCTGAGACCAAAGGTAGCAGCTACGCAACCCATGAAGCACCACTGATACCACTCAGGGAGAGCGGACATGGCTTGGAATGCTTCGCGGACTTGGGCCACCATAGCTGGATCACCCCAGACTGATGCGTAAAATATAACGATCAGTGGGATGGTAAGTATTAAAGTAAGATATTCGTCTTTAATACTGGTGGACATACCTTCAGACGATAATACGTCTGCTTCCCGATCACCCCTCAGGATGGCGAGGTCCTTCTCGAGCTTAGCCTCGTTCTTGGCTGCTCTGTTTTTAAAATAGCGGGTCCCTAATTGCGTTAGGGCCTTAAATGCTAGAGACCACATAGTCCCTCCTTATATATCATTGCTGTGCATTATCTTAGACAGTGTCACTGATCTCGGACCTACCTGTCTGGACCACTTAGAGTCGAGCATTTCCAGAGCAGCGAGTTCGTAGTCTCGGTCCTCGATGGCCTTGTGCATTCTCTTAAAGCCACGTAACCGTGTAGGGCCTATGTTGACCATCATGTCAATCAGTACGGCTTTGCGCTCTCCGCTTAGCTGCCAGTAATACTCGTACTCATGGAACAGTAGGTCCTCGGCCTGCTTTATATCCTGAGATAGTAGGTAGGCAGCCTCAGGCTCTGAGAGTCCTCGGGACTCTAAGTTCCTTCCGTATCCGATTGTCTGGATACCCAAACTGCACTTATACGGAAACTGTCTGTATCCTTCGTGGACCTTCAGCAGGTCCAGAGCTATCCGCTTATAGGGCATCAGGGTTTCCTCGGATAGATGACATCATCTGGATTAATGATACCGTCCAGATTGTCGGTGAGGTCTCTCAGTGCTTTACGGTAGACACGCCACTCGGCCTGCTTAGCGACGGACATAGGTGCGTCGATGGTCTGGGTCCAGTCGGACTCAGCGAGAAGATGGTCGCGCTCCATGCGTACTATCTCTAAGACCTTAACGTCACCGATCACCCAATCACCGTTCAGCCATACGGACCAGCGGTTAGGCCTAGGCTCTCTAGGTTTCCAGTCACCGTCCCAGTACCAGTTATGTAGAACGTCTGAGTCGTCAGCTGTTGGTAGTATATGTACAGCCAACTGGTCCCCGTAGGTCTCTAGGTGCTTATACATATCATCTGTGGCGGGAGAGAATACGGCCCCGACCTCGCCGTTTGAATTTACTAGTGCTACTTTAATCATGATGATAGTTTTCCTATTAGTAGTGTCCGCTGGGATTCACCCCAGTAGTTAAAGGGGACAGATTGATTAGGACCACCCCCTGTACTGGTTCGGTCTAGCTTAATAGTGTTAGCAGTGTGGTCGTAGGTACAGGTGGGGTTGTATCTGAGAAGGATACGGCTGCGACCAACTGTCACTGCCCTGTAGGTGGACGTGGCGTTAACTAGGACATAGTAGTCAGCGACATCTTCACCGCCTGCAACAGTAAAGGTGGCCAGTAGGTTGGATGTGCTGTAGCTGGCCTGTGTCTCAAACTGGTGTATGTGAGTGATGTCCATAACAGCTGAGGATGTATGGAATATAATATCGCCGGAGGCATTGTAGACCTCCAAGCCATAGGGGTCGTTAGGATCTGCAACATCCTTAGGCTCAACACAAACCACATAGTCAATGTCACCAGCGGTTGCAGGGGTACCTGTTATCGTTCCGGTGGGGGCAGCCGCAGCGCTCTGGAACGGGTCGGTCCAAGGGTTACTGTACTGAGTGTAGTTAGTGCGCCAGAGTCTGAATCTATTATTGATCCTGTCTACAAAGCCGACCATTTGCTGATAGGTTCCGGTGTCGGCTGGTTTAGCAAACACGAAAACACTACTTCCTGTCACACCTGTGGGGAAGTTGACTATACCCCCGTTTGTAGTTGTGCCGCTTGCCACGACTAAAAGATTCGACAGGCTGTCGCCTATCTGCGTGAAGCCAGAGTCATTTAATACTTCGAGTCCGTATGCCATGTTAGCTCCTGAAGATTGCGATCTGGTAATCGAATGCGGTACCAGCAAAGTTGTTTACTATCTGAAAGTAGCCATTGTAGATATAGGCACCTATGTACACATTAGCACCTGAGTCAGTTGTTGAGGCTTGTATGCCCCACGTCCCGTCGTCTACCATATTGGGCACTGTTATGTTTTGGGTAGCAGCTGAGATGGTCCCTGTGTAGCTGGCCACATAGCGGACTAATCTCGACTGCTGACCAACTCGGAGCTGCCCTGTGGCTGAGTATGTTTCTAAACCGTAGGCCATAGGACCTCCTTAAGTTGTGGCCCCGAAGGGCCGGTTGTGTTTATGCTAAGTTGCCGAGCTTAACCCGTAGGTTGTTGGATGCGTCGTAGACCTTCACAGCGTCACCTACCAGCTCCAGTCTTTCGCCAGACGTTGAACTCTTGATGGTAACTTCGCCATCCTTGTTCACCCTGAAAGGTGCCGAGGTTGGAGTTATGTGTCCGACCCACAGTCTGTAGTTGCTGTCAGAGCCTGAGAGCTTCGCTACGTCGTTACCTGTGCCCACAGTTATCTGAGTAGTGGCTGTAATGTCTGAACCATCTAGGGTCCCTGTGACAATACGTGATCCGTTAATCGTGGAGGTATCGTTGGCTATTGCGTCCGCAACATCCTGAGCGGTCTGTGCTGAAGCAGCCACAGCAGCAGCGTTGGCAGCATCAGTGGCAGCCTGTGCAGCAGCAGCGGCAGCATTGTCAGCGGTTAACTGAGCAGCAGCAGCGGCAGCACGAGCTACGTCATCATCAGACGATAGGGCTGTGTTAGCGTCAGGGGTTGTCACTGAATCCGTGACGACCGCAGAGTTACGTCCCAATATGTTCCTGTAACTTATCGACAGGTCGTAGTCTGTTAGATCGGTAAGGCCTTGGAATATGTGCGAGGTTGAATACGGAGGCAGCGTCGTGTAGCTGTATACTGACTCGCTCGACTCTTTAATACCTACCTCAATAAAATCTACAGCCGCAGTACCTGAAACGATACTATCCCAGACTATTGCAATTCGAGAGACAGCTGTACCGTCTTGGTTGAGATTAGTGGCACCACCCCCTACAAAGTTCTGCACGTCTAGCGGCGTACTGAACGCTGTGGGTGCATACTCTAGGTTGGCAGCCTCAGTGTCTTCGTTTGATAGATTCCAAGGATAGACAGTAGCGTCGTAAACCTGTGCCTTAATGCTGACAGTTAGGTCGCCGTTGATCGTACACTTGCGGACCCTATACTCCCTGCTGACAATATCGAGGATGTCGTTTGACACAGTTATGATATCACCACACTCGAGGAGCAGCGCCGAAGGCTGTGCCTTAAACTCTATGAACTCCTGAGTCCTAGAGTCTCTCACAGTAAACTCGGCGAGGTCTCTGGCCTGATAGCGGTCGGTTGTTCCTGTTAGCTCGATCTCTGTATGCAGGTCGTCGCCATTATCCTGATTGACATAGCCAGTATGCAGGGCGCTATTCGCAGCGGGCCAGCTAACTGTGTCAGGCTTGTAACCTTTGTTTTCGTTTGGGAATTTAACGGTGCAGCGGTTTAACCTTTTAGACCTGTCCGCGAAACCTATGGACACAGAGCCTAGGATATTACTGTCGTCAAATGTGGCTACAGATGTCCCAGCCTCCTCGAGGACCAGCTTATACTTACCCTGTACGAATGGCAGTGAGCCCTTCATGGTCTTGAGTATTTCCTTAGCGTTGTCCAGCGTTGAGTTCGTAGACTCTAGGATTAGGTTGGTTGTGTAACGGTTACGCTGCACGGTTGGCTGACCTACCCTGTGCCATGGGAACGTGTCCCCAGAATTGAGGTATACATCAACTCCGGTTATAGGGTTGTAGAAGTAACCAGCATCTAGGACCACAGTGTCAGCAGGCAAGAGAACCAGTCCCTCACATGAGTAGGCCGCTGATATGAAGCTGGTAAGATCGAGGTCGCTAACATCCAGTCCCCGACCATAGTCGGCTGTCAGATAATCCAGCAGGCACAGAGCAGGGTTGTCGCTCCATGTTTTAATACTGGAGTCGTTAGGGTTGACTCGAGGGTCCCAGAGCAGCATGCCCTCAATCTCAGCGGTCACGTTCGGCTCACCTTGGAACTCAGGACTACTCGCTGTGTATAAGAACCTACTCCAGCTATAAGCTACCTCGTTACCCTTCATATCACTACTGATCTGACCAAATCCCGAAACCATTGCGGGGAAGGCTGTCTGTGACTGGTTGCCGTGCTTATTGAGTATTCGGGCGTAGGCCCTAGTTCCTGTATTAAATCGTGCCACTGATGTCTTATCGTGGTCTATTTTAAAATTACCGATTGAGTTAACAGGCCCCTGACACCATACGTCTAGGCGGTGTAGGTAGTCCTCGTCGTCCCGCGTTCCAGCTGAGGATTCTTGTCCACTAACATAGTAGGAGTCGGCGTTGGCTGTGTTCTCAGCCATGTGGTATCGACTTATACCCTTCCAGACATTATCAGTACCGACTCGGCGCTTACCATAGATAATACGTAACGAGTTGGAGCCTCCAGACTTGGAAACTAAGAAACCAGCCTGCTGGTCCTGCATTTCCTTCTCCATCTTTTTCTGCATAACAACAGAGCCGACGATGGAAACGACGGCTAAAACTATTTGCCATATCATGGCGATACCCCCTAGCGTTTACCCCAGCCGAGGTTGTTCTGCTCGACGTGGGCGTATTTAAAAAAGCGATCCCCACTGTGTAGGTCCTGCTGTAATTTGTCGGACGAATACCTGCCAGACTTTTGGTTGTAGCTGGCCCAGTGTGAAGTGAGCTTGAGGCTTAAGGCCGCAGAGCCTGAAGACTCACGGACAGAGAAGCTGTCCAGAGTTCCTCGATACATCACAAGCGGGGAGCCCTGCACAACACCGTCAACCATTATCACCATAGAGATAACACCCTCCAGACCTCTATAGGTACCAGAGGCGTAGGCCTTTGCTATGGTGTTGTCCACGTTGGACAGCTCTAGGTTATAACTCGAGAGGTTCAGGTCAGGGTTGCGCGACACGTTGGCGAACTTAACTAGGAGCCCGTTCGACTCGTAGGTCGTACCGTCCATGTCTAGGTCCGAGCCGTGGTTCGTGTAGTGTAGTCCGACAGGTAGGTCAACGATGTAGGCGTACTCGAAGTTGTCACCGGCCAGAGCATTACTCAATGCAGTGGATACTGTAAGCATCAGATACGCTCCTCTACGTCGATCTCTAGGCGTACAGTACCGTCAGTACCGTACTCAATGACCTGTACGTTGTTCTTCAGGGAGACTCTCATATAGACATCATCAATCTCGACGGTCCCACCAGCTACTAGCTTGTCTGGGTAATCACCACCGTCGCTCTTAGCCATGTAGAGCTTAGTGCTGTTGTCGTAGTTGTAGTACTCACCTGTGGCTCCGGCAGTGTCGCCGAAGACTGGTATTTTGATATAGAAGATACCGGAGCTGCCCTCGCGTTCCATTAGGAAGGCGTGTATGGCGTTAAAGGCTCCACGGTTCATAGGGGGGAAGACCAGAGTGGCTTCGAATCTCTGACCGCCGATCTTACGGGTGAGGACCTTACCTGATAGGCTTTCGGACCTCAGAGTGTTAACCTTGCTTGTGATCTTGTAGCTGATCGGTGCAGGGCTTACTGGTAGCAATGGGCTGGGCACTTTTGGCCTCCTAAAATTAATTTAAAAAAAGTTGAAATAAGTGTTGTATTGTTATGAAGTTACTGTACAATGAGGGCCATCAAACACACAAACACAGAGAATATAGACATGGCCAAGTACACAGAATTGAAAATCAGCAGCTTCCAGAAGTTCACCAAGAGCGAGTACATCAACGGCGCATATAACGCGGACCTCGCTGGTTATGAGTGTGGTCGCTTTACTCAGGTACGCATCATTAAGAGCATCAAGAACGAGGGACTCTGGGACGTTAAAATCCTTTGGGAGAATGCTGGTAAATTTGAGACCGTATCATGGGGCCACGAAACACTAGAAGACGCTAAGTACTGGGCAGTTCAGCGTTCTGATAAAGCTGACCAGCTTGCTGCTATGGACGCAGCTAACGACGACGCATTCTACGCAGCCCACCCACATCTAGCACGTATTTAATAAGACTACCGGAGTGATTGATATGACTAACCTACGCCTAGCTACAGTGAATAACGCAATACAAGAAATAGAGAGCGGTTGGGAACTTGTTAAAGGTGACGGCTACTTCTACTGGAGCCATCCCACAGACTTCAGCTATATGGACTGTGCTTCTATAGCTGTCTACAAGCTAAACGACATGACCCTAGATCAGTGGGTTGATCAGTTTAAGAATCGAGGTCCAGAACACGGTACTTTGGCCTACTACCAGCAGATAGCGGAGTAACTGAAATGTATTTAACTAAGAAAATGAACTCAGAAGAAACGGCCCTACACATAGCCCATCTGTTCCAAATGATTAAGAGTGCAGAGTCCAATCTCGCCAAGTGGAGAGCTCAGGATCTACCCACCTTAGAGTATATGGCCATTAAGGACATAAGGTCCTATAAGCGGGAGCTTGTAGCATATGGCGGTCTAACTTGGAGAGACCTTCCATAATGGAAAACATCGAGGACCCCTAGGGGTCCTCTTTGGTTTAGAACGGGCTGTTCTGTGCAGACTCGTTGTATATATCGCGCACCATTCCCTCGAACTTCCCTCTGTGGTTCATTAGCATCTGTTCAACTTCCTCAGCGTTACCGCCTTGGACATTGAAGTTCAGCACAGGGTTGTTGTTGGTGGTGTTCCCGCCTTGGTTCTGATTGGCTAGGAATGTCGACATATCTTTATTAAGCCGCTTGTCGACCACTCGCTCACCTTGCTCGAGTAAGTAGGTACCTGTATTAGGTACGCTGTCGATACCATCGTGGAACTGTCCTTTAACTCTCTGGAGCTGTACAGCACCAGCGACTGCTACCTTAGCACCGGCTGCCAGAGAGGCAGGGAACGGCAGCTTAAGGGCGTTAGCTATACCTTCAGCGGTAGACATGACGATAGACTTCAACGCCATAGCTTTCTGGAGCATTAGCATCTTCTTAGAGCCCTTAGACCCTGCTGCTAATACATCCTGCCAGCTACCATTAGCGAGGTCCGTCGTTGCCTTCCTGTAATCATTCTCGAAGGTTAGCAGCTTGTTCCAGTGGTTCATCTGCTGGTTAGCTAGTGCATCCAGACGGGCCTGCTCTTCGTCTAACTCTGACTGGTTAGCATCACCAGCCGGTACAGCGTCCAGACCTGCACCTCCGTCTACAGTAGATGGGGTGAATACAGAAGTATCAAACTTCCCGAACGTGTAAGCAGCAGCCTCACCAAGTCCCGCCAGTTTTTCCTGTAGGGCCTGTATTTCTGCGGTTGCCTTTTCAGTGCTTATGTTTAAGGAAATTGCTTCTGCATTATCAAAGAATGGTATCTTGTTATAGAGCTCGATCATTTTGTTGATCTTACCCGCGAACATTTCCAGAGCGCCATTCATGGCTTCAGCAAATGCCAACTTAAAACCCGTAACTCCGATCTTGATCTTAAGCCATAGCTTCTCAGCTGCCAGAGCCATATTGGCAAAGTCAGTCTTGAATACCATCGCTACATTATCAATAGCTATGCCCATGTTCTTCATGGTCCGCTGCCAGTAGAACGACAACATATCTGCGTTCTCAATTACTTTATAGATACCGACACCTAGGGCTACAATACCAGCGACTATCCAAGTTATCGGATTAGCCAGCATGGCTATAGCTAGACCTGTCATAGCGCTAGTCAGTGCGACAATACCGCCGACTACAATAGCTCCACCTAGGATACCAAGGCCTACAGCTATCTCGTCCGCATACTTAGCCATCGAGGCCAGAGCGGGCTCCGCTGCCTTCATGAACTTAGTGGCTGCCTGTGTGAGCCCACGGAACAGATCATTAATACCATTCTCGGCTACTACCATCTGGAGCTCTTCCAGCTGCGAGTTGAATAGCAGAAGGTCGCCGTTCAGGTTGTCCATCTGTGTGGCTGCCATTTTCTCGGCTGCCTTACGTGCGTTATCTAGTTTCTCTTTAAGTGCGTCCGCACCCATAAGACCTTCATTCATAAACTGCATCATTGCAGAACCAGCGCGACGACCGAAGATAGCGATCATGTCCTGCTCGTCACCGCCTGCGGCTTTTAGGTCCTTAAGTATTTCTGTAAGACCTCGGACATTACCTTCCGCGTCTTTAGTGTGGACACCCAGCTTACGTAATACCTTACTCTGCTCGGTCATTGACCCAGTAGCCTCGGCGATAGCTTTCTCTGTGAGGCCTCCTGTGGTCGCCAGTGAGGCGAAGGTGCCACGTAGAGCCGTACCAGCCATAGAGCCCTTGATACCAGCGTTGGCCATCATACCGATCAGCGTAGCGGTCTCTTCGATCTCCATGCCCATAGCTCGGGCAGATGGTGCAGCGTAGGACATAGCGGTAGCTAGGTCCGTTAGGTTGGTGTTACTTTTTGCTGTAGTGACAGCGAGAACGTCAGCGGCTCTCTCGAGCTCTGTGCTGGACATACCCAGACCCTTCATAATGTTAGTCATAAAGTCTGCGGTGTTCTGTACGCTTGTCTTAGTAGCAGCTGCGAGGTCCAGTGTTGGTCGCAGTGCGTCGTTGATTTCTCGAACATTCAAACCAGCCTGTGCTAGGAACGTCCCCGCTTCTGCGGTTTGTGTTGCTGTGAACTTAGTCGCCTTTGCTGCGTTACGCATAGACTTAGACAGTGCGTCCAGCTGATTACTGGTAGCCCCTGTCTTAGCTTCTACGTCACTAAGTGCCTCGGTGAAGTTGCCGTATGTTTTGGCTGACTCCTGAAATACTTTACCCACGCCGACACCAAGAGCAGCGAAGGCTGCTGTGGCTGCCTTGGCTCCCTTCATCATCTTACCGAATGACTTGTCTGCTGAGTTGGATGCTTTCTCGAGGTCCTTGCGAAACTGTGCGCTGTTGGCGACTAGATCAACAGATAATCTGCTTATCGTAGCCATTGTGTACCCTTCTTATTTTAGACGGCGTGATCGCCTTTGTTGAGTTCGGGCTGACTTCTCTATACCTGTCCTGAGTAATCTACGGAAGTGCATAAAGACGGTCTTCTCTTTGCCCTGAATAGCTGGCCGCATAAACGGCTGAGCTTTTGTTTTGCTGTTGCCATACTCTATGTTAAGTGCTTGGTGCCCCGTGACACCATGCTTACGACTGGCTCTACCAGCAGACACAGACGCTACCATAGAGGCCTTACGGCCTATCTTACGGAGTCGTCTTAAGTCTGTGGAAGCTGAGGTCCTGACAGTAGATGCCAGACCCCCAGTGTCCTTAGGAACGTTCTGCCTTACACGCTGGGCGACAGGTTCCATTGCGGATTTACCTGCGGCCTTCAGCGTCTTTTTATGTAAGTCGTGGTCCAGCTCTTTGAGTGCGGCCTCTAGCTCTTTAAGTCCTGAGACCTTAACGGTCAGGAATTTCTTAGCCATTGGTTTTCTCCGCTAGTGATTTGAACAGTGCCATCTGTTTGACCTGTTCCTGTTTACGGTCCATATAGGACATAGACTTCGGCTGCTGATAAATGCGTATGAAGTCGGTAGGCTGTAGGACCTTTTTACTACCAGCACAGTTGGCTGTAGTTGCGGCTATGAGACCGGCCCTGTAATCCTCCCGAGCAGGACCGAAGGGCTCTATGGAATAGTAGGCCATCCACTCTGCTAACTCCTGAGAGGATAGGCTATTTTCCAACTGCCTTACGGTCATACCAAGGTGGCCAGCTAATCGGAACTTGAACCGACGAGCTGGGTCTCTTTTTAGTTTCCCTCGAGTTCTGCTACGTCCTCGTCTGACATACCAGACATGCTTCGGGCTATATCAAACAGACGATTAACTACTTGGGCGTTTTTCTTACCCAGTTCGATAGCGTCGCTGTCTTTAAATACTCGCTCTCCCTTGTCGTCACAGATAGTCAGAACTACCAGACGTGCGCGTAGGTTGTCTAGGTTTGCAGAAGCGCCGATGCTTGCTTCGAAGTGGTCGCGCTCTCGCGCTGTTAAGCCACGGACACACAGCTCACCGCCCCACTCTGGGACAGTTACAGTTTTAATGTCTAGGTCTACGGCCTGAAAAATTGCTTTACGGTCTAACATGGTAAGTCTCCAATATTAAAAATCATTTAAAGGCCCACCCCGAAGGGTGGACCGTTATTAAGTTACTGCACTACTTAGGCAGTAGCGAGGCTAAAATCTACAGCACCGTCGATAGCGATTTCTACGTTAGCAGAAACAACATCTTCGACAGGAGTGTCAATAGCGTAAGAAGCGATGTAGCCAGTGAACTCAGCAGTAGCATTCTCGCCAGCTGATACCCACTTGATTACGAACAGCTGCTCGCCGCCGTTGTCGTACTTAGCTTTAAGAGCTTGGTGGCTAGTGTCGCCAGCTACCCAGTTCAGGGTAAGGCTCAAAGTGCCAGAGTCTTTCTGACCTACGAGCTTCTGCTTGTAGCCACTTCCGTAGCTGTTGTACTCGATGATGTTAGCAGACAGCTCCAGAGTACCTACTGATGATACTTCGGCGACCTTGGTAGAGGAGCTCAGTGCGTCGCCAGTTGTAGCGATCATGTGCAGCTCAGTTGCTAGGCCGTGGAATGGGGATGCGATTGCAGTCATTTTAAAATTCCTTAGTTTGTGTATATGTTGATAATAATAATATTACGGTAGAGCTTCTGCTCTTCCTCGTATGTGTTGATTACACTTTCCACATGGGCACCAGTAACACTGGTGGAACCCATAGGACCGTGTAGTCCGTTCAATAGGTCGATCACGTTCTCGCTTACCTGACGCATGGTCACGTAGCTAGGACTGTAAACCTGTAAGGTTACGTTGTAGCGTTTAACACTCTCTAGGCTGCCTACTTGAGCCTCTGCGAACCCAGCACCTACATCGTAGACGATGGCTGTGGTGTTGGTGTCCTGTGGTAGTCTTAAAGCATACACGCCTGTCCCTACTGCGGCTGTGATGTCGGCATTACTGAGGATATGGCTTCGGAGATTAATGTCGATCATGCTCTCTCCTCGCATATCATCTGTATCTCACGGTCCCGCATCATCACGTTAGCGATAGAGTTGATCTCGAGAGTTGTGCCTTTTATTGTCATATAAGCATTACGTGGTAAGGTTGTGAGCTCTGAGTAGTAACGGAAGCGCAGATCAAACTCGGTCTTGCTGACCATAGCGTCTGACTCTTCGTACTCTCTACGCGGAACCGTCGTAGCAGAACAGGCGTAGGTGCCTAACTCTGTGTACGACTGATCAACCTCTCCCCACTCATTAGTAGCCGTGGTGGGGACATATATAGTTGCTTTCTGTCTTAGTTTTCCGGCTCGCATAGGTTTACCTCAACTTGAATGGGTGGAGTAAATCTTTAGCTGCTAGGACAGGCTTAAGGGCCTTAATGTTTGTCCCTACGATCTCATTCTCTCTGTGCTCCCAGAGGCTGGCAGCTATTAGCAGAATGGCGGACTTAATTGGTGCCGGTACCGCTGCCGGAAGAACTCCGACCGTGTAGGTAACTTTAACCACATCCGGCTCACCTGATGCTACATCGGCGGGCCACTGTGCCCCCATTGCGGGGTAGAGGTATGAGCGACCATTACGGTCGATTTGTCTGTAGTCAGAAGCTGAGAGCGCCTCTAGTGCGTAGCTGCTGTTGTAGTAGGTGCTGGATACGATTGCCGTAGCCTCACCGCCTAACAGCTGAAGGGGTTGTTTGCTTGTGTTGTTAGCTGGGAAGCTATCGAAGCTCTGGACCACTGTGCGTACAATAAAGTAGCGCCCTGTGTACTGCTCTGCCCATAAGGTGGCTGCTGCTATCATGTTGATAGCCTGATTGATCTCGCCCTGATCGCTTGTAGTGTAGACAATGTGATCAAAGAAGTCTTCAGAGCTGACTGGGTACACACCTGCTAGACCACTAGACGCGAGGTCCACGGTATTAGCTAAAACCCACTCCGTGGTGTACAGCTTAAGCTGCCCGTTAGTAGTGTCAAACCAAAGGTCACCAGCCGTAGGTGAAGTCGGCGCTGTAGTGCTTACGGTGGTGTGGTTAGAGTCAGACTCCAGAGCGTCAACCTGAGCATCTAGTGCAGCGACAGTGGCCTCTACAGCATCAATCTGCTGGATTATTGTGGCTGGGTCGCTGCTAATGAGAACGGGCAGGTTGCTGCTGTTACCGATATATAGCTTGTTATCGGCTGAGTTGTAGAACATAACGCCCACAAGCAAGGACGTTGGAACGTATAAAGCTACGTCCGATCTGTTGAGTTGTACTTGTGACATAGTCTGTCCTTTTATGTTGAGGCCTATACGGCACAAAGGCCTTGGCCCATAGCTACTATGGAGAAGTAGGCCAGTCTATAAGCGTAGGGAAGGTCGGTTGTTTTGTAATATTACGCAGGGCTAACCTATACTCTGTCCACGTAGACTGCTGCTCCTGAGACAGGTGGACATCAGCCAGCTGAGTCCAGTCAGACTTAACAAGTAAATCATCACGGTCACGCCGGACCGCCTTAGCTTCTGCCGCTAACTCGTCTACTGTAAAGTCTCTAACTTCCCAGCCTAAAGTCCACACGCCGCCTATTAAGGTAGGTTCAGAACTACGTGCTGCTTTCTTATTGTGGGAATGTGAAGGCTTATCACTTACAGCTACACAGTGCACACCATAGCCAGACAGGTCTAATTCCGTTAGAACGTCAGGGAAGGACGTATAGGGATTGTCTTGCCTTAATTTCTTTACGCTGTACGGGAAAGTATGTACAGCATTGTTCACTATTTTTACGTACATAGTTCTTCCTGTTATTTTAATATTTTAAAAAATGACCCGTTACCTATATCCGAAAAACTTTCTAGAGTTCCAGCTATGGTCATACTTGAAGTATTAGAGATATCAACCGCCGTTATAAAGTTAGAGCTTAAATTCGCCAGAAATGCAGTCTGTCCTACAAGATCTATATCAAACCCTCTCGGGTTGTTAATACTTGAATGTGAGATGGAGTCTAAGACTGTCATGTTAGTGGGATCACTAATGTCTACAGCTACAAAGTTATCGCCACCGATAGCTGTCATGAACGCGACGCTCCTTGTTAGGTCCAGTTTTATAGCGTATGGCTGGTCTATATCGGTGCTATCAATAAGAGAGCCCACCTTGCTCATACTGGCGGGGTTGCTGATATCAACGCAGGTAATGCTGTCTTCAAGATTAGAGCAAACATAGGCACGACTATTTGCTAAATCTAAAGCCACGTCTCTCGCGCCATCCATGTCTGAGTCAACAAACTTACTGATAATCGCTAAGTTATCAGGGTCGGAGTAGTCTACCGCCGTTAAGGAATCGTCCGTAACACTGGTTACATATACAACCTCGTTAGAAGCGTCTAAGGCTATTCCGTATGGGAAGTCTAGGTCTACAGCGTCTTTTAACGAATCCCTAAGAACCAAAGAAGACGGGTCTGATATATCAATCGCGTTTAGTGTGTCTGTACCTACTACGTGAGCCCCTACAAGTAACAGGCCTCTACCAGAATCAATAGCAATACCATATGCACCGTTTAAATTTGTATTGTCTGTAAGTGCGTCTGAGAAGCTAATAGCTGACGGGTCTGAAAGATCATACGAGTTAACAGAGTCGGTGTTCTGAGCTGCTGTGTACAGTTGGTCACCATCCACGGCTGCGACAAAAACACCACTCTCAAGACCCGACTGGTCGGTATCTAAGACAGACATTGAGGCTGGGTTTGTAATGTCTATCGTCGTCAGCTTGCTGGATGTTCCTGTTACTCCCACTGTGGCGGAGCTAGAAACAGAGGATACACTTTGAGATTGTAGTAACTTTTTAGATACGCTACTCATTATGCCATCCCCTGTCCTGATACAAAGCCGTAGTAGGTTGCCCCACCATCAATGGTATAGAACACAAATACATCAATACCAAAAGTTTGGGACGTTAGTGTGGGTGCTGTTCCTCCTGCCCAGTCAACACTAGCAGGCCATGTAATTGTACGTGCAGACGAATCTTGTCTAATTTTCAACGTAAAGGCCGAAGCATTACCTGTAGTTGCTGGGTTGATAAAGGTGTAAGTAGTATTACCTATGAGGTTGTGCACAAAGTTTGTAGCAGTAGCGAGGTTGATAGTAGTAGATGTTCCTGCAAGCGTCACAGCGTCCTCTGTTATACCTGCCTTAAACTCAACAACACCAGCGCCTGTGATGCGTAGGCGTTCTGCTGTAGCAGTTTTGAATGCAAGATATTGTGTTGAATTGCCCACTTCGATTTCAGCATCTTTTGTGCCGCCACTGTCTACAAACTCTATGCCTGTGGTTC